GATAGAGATAGAGATAGAGATAGAGATAGAGATAGAGATAGAGATAGAGATAGAAAAGAGATAGAAGAAGAAGTAGAGAATAGGAAGCTATCTTCTGCTGCTGATAAATCAGATTTCAATATCTTTGACTATTATCAAAATCGAATCGGTCTATTAGATGGTTTCCAACTTCAACAGATTGAAGCCTATCAAGCTATTGATGGATTAGAGCCAGATTTAATCAAGATAGCTATTGATAAAGCAGCCGATAATTCTAAACGCTCTTTTGGCTATGTTAACTCTATCTTGAAGTCTTGGGCACAGAATGGAATTAAAACCGTAGCCCAACAGCGAGAGGAACAGATTAGTTTCCAATCCAATAAACCAAATAGCGATAAACCAAAATTTGGTCCAGCTTGTAGCAAATACTAGAGGTGATGCTTATGAGTTTAGAAAGCACAGCTAAGCAAATGCGAAGGCAGTATATGACGGTTAGCGATAAATACTGCGATAAGCACCAACGGCACTATGTCACGATTCAGTTTCCGAATTCAAAACCCTATACAGTGTGTGAGCTGTGCCATAGGGAAGAACAAGATCAACAGAATGCTATCAAAGCACAAGAGCAGTACGAACGTGAGCAAGAGCAAAAACGCTTATACTTTCTCAAAGATTTCAGTCTGCTTGATGATGATTTGAAAAACGCTAGCTTTGACAATTACAAGGCAGCGACCAGAGAGCAGAAAGAGGACTTGAAAAACGTTAGAAGCCAGCTCAAAGGCTATCTTGACGGTCAAGACTACAACATTGTGCTTATCGGAGATACTGGAGTCGGGAAAAGCCATCTAGCTTATTCAGCACTCAAAGCCTTGTCGGATCACACGAAAAAAATGGGGCTATTCATCAACGTGGTTGACCTATTAGCCAAAATAAAAGAAGATTTCAGCCTTGAAGCTGAATATATCAGACGCATATCTGAAGCTGAATGGCTAGTGCTCGACGATTTAGGGACTGAAAAAGTGACAGAGTGGTCTAATGGCATCTTGTACAGTATTTTGAACAAGCGTACCAAGACTATTATCACAACCAACTTAAGCCCACGGGATATCATGGGCACTTATGGCAAGCGTGTCTATTCTAGGGTTTTCAAAAAGACAGGACTTGGAACGACGAATGAACACGTTTATCAATTCAAGACACAACAAGACAAGAGGATGATGCTTTGACGGAAAAAGAAGTAAAACTAAAACTCTTTGAGGACTACGAGCGTATTCACGGCCTTGTATTCTCGAAAGAGCATAAGCAGAAAATGATGGATGATTTAGATTTGTATTCATTCATCGAGAAAATTAATGAATATATGTATTTCGCTAAGAAATCAACGCAGATTTTTAGCGCACACTAAAGGAAGACAAGATATGACAAATCAACTACAAACACAAAACAAAAGGGATATTTCAACAGATACAAGCGCTTGGACGTTTCAAGATATCAAACGATACTACGACCCACAAGATTTGCTGACAGAAAAACAAGTTGGGCAAGCTTTGTCATTGATTAAAGGGCGAAATCTCAACCCATTGCTAAACGAGGTCTATATCGTAGCTTACAAAAAGAAAAATGGTGGGGCTGAATTTAGCTTAATCGTCTCAAAAGAAGCATTCTTGAAGCGCGCAGCACAAAACCCGAACTATGAAGGCTTTGAAGCCGGAGTGGTAGTTGTTGACGATTCTGGTGATATGGTAGAGCGAAAAGGGGCGCTGCTACTACCTAACGACACGCTCGTTGGTGGTTGGGCAAGAGTTTACCGCAAGAATTTCAAGGTTCCTGTAGAGGTTTTCGTTAGTCGTGAAGAATACGATAAAAAGCAAAGCACTTGGAACGCTATGCCAGCTACCATGATTAGAAAAACCGCTCTTGTCAATGCCTTACGTGAAGCTTTCCCAGAGGATTTAGGAAATATGTACACTGAGGATGACGGTGGTGAAACATTCGACAGAATCAAGGATGTAACGCCACAAGAGACACAAGAGGATGTTAGAGCTCGTAAGCTGGCGCAAATCGAACAAATGAAGCAAGAACAAACGCATTTCCAACAAACAAGTGAAAGCAATTCTCAACCGGTTGCCAACTCACAAAACGAGCCAGTTCAAGGCGAACTTCTCGACTACTAACGAGGTGTGAATAATGCAAGAATTACAAGTTAATATTGAACAAGCCAAAGTTGAAATTGTAGGGCAAGAGGTTTTTGAAAAAGGCATTGCTGATGTAGTTGCTAAGTATCAAAATTACACAGTCACTGCTGGCACTATCAAAGACGACAAGAGAGTTTTGGCTGAATTACGAAAATTAACCAAGCAAATTTCAGACGAACGTATCAAAATCAAGAATGAGTTATCAAAACCAGCGACGGATTTTGAAAAATACATCAAAGAAACAGAGAAACCTCTTAAAAACATTATCAACCAAATTGCAAATGATGTGAAAGAGTTCGAAAATCATCAAAAAGCACTGAGATTGGACACGGTTAAAAGTTATTTAGCTAACAAAGCCAGCGAATATATGATTGACCCTCGCATTTTTGACGGAAAAGCAACGGAATACCTCAAAAATGGCGATTTTATGGCGGACGGTGTAACTCTTAAAAAAGCGACTATGAAGGCATTAGACGACATGGTTACTTTTGAATATCAAAAACAAGAGGAATTTAAAAAAGCCACTCAATCCATATCTGGACTTTGTTCAGAGTACGGAATGACCGACCAACCGTATATCCGTATGCTTCAAAATCTGACATTAGCAGAGGTGTTAGATCAGATTCGTTCAGACCATGCTTTTGAATTGCAAAAACAAGAAGCTGAGCGCCAAAGACAAGAACAAGAAGCATTGCGACAAGCTGAGTTGCAAAATCAAAAAGAAAAGATTGCAGAAACGAAACCAACGGCATTAGTTGTCGATTCAGAAACAGGCGAAATTATCGAAAACACGCCAACAATTGAAGAAGCTAACGTTCCAGAACCAAAACGTTATCGCCAAAAAATGACACTTGAAGTCTACTTTGAAGATTCAGACGATAAAGACAGATTTAAACGTTTACTTAGCGAAAATGGTTGGGAATACAAACAAAACTACACTGTCAGCGGCTATCAAAACATAGCCAGTATGACCGAAGAAGAATTGAAAATACATCTAAATTAATGTCAAGACAAAAATCTAAACCCACGCTGGACGACTTCATCGTGAATAGAGAAAAGGAGAAAAATTATGTTAAATTCGGTCTGCCTTGTTGGTCGCCTAACCCGTGACCCCGAACTTAAATATACAGGTAACAATATCGCAGTAGCATCTTTCAGCCTTGCGGTTAACCGTACCTTTAAGGACGCTAACGGCGAACGTGAAACGGACTTTATCAACTGTGTTATCTGGCGTCAGCAAGCTGAGAATTTGGCTAACTGGGCTAAGAAAGGCGCATTGATTGGAATTACTGGACGTATTCAGACACGTAGCTACGAGAATCAGCAAGGTCAACGTGTGTATGTAACCGAGGTTGTCGCCGAAAACTTCCAAATGCTGGAAAGCCGAGCGGCGCGTGAAGGTGGCAGCGCAAACCAAGGCAACACATCAGGAGCGTTTGGTAATAGCAACGGGTATGCAGGGCCTTACGGACAACAAGCGCCGCAACAGCAAGGCCCAAACTTTGCAAGGGAAAGCAGCCCATACGGTAATTCAAACCCTATGGATATCGATAGCTCTTCACTTCCCTTCTAAGAAAGGAGAATAAATGGAATTTAAACCAGTAAAAGGCTACGAGGGTATCTATGAAGCATGTTCCGATGGCACAATTTGGTCGTGTGAAGGGAAAGTAACTTATAGCAATTGGCACGGAAGAATTAGAAAGCGTGTCTGGAAACGTAGAGAAATCAAGCCGCAGATACAAAGACGAGTAAGAAGCGCACACAGCGACAAGCGAGTGAAATTGTGGAAAGATGGCGTTGTGAAAACGCACCTTGTAAGTAGATTGGTAGCTACTGCATTTACCCCTAACCCAGAAAACAAAGGCTTTGTAAATCACAAAAACGGAAACCCACTAGATAACTCGATAGATAACCTTGAATGGGTGACTAGATCAGAAAACCAAAGACACGCTTTTAAAACAGGGTTTATGAGCACGAACAAAAAAGTCGTCTTAAAAGACACGTCTAATGGCGTGGAACATCATTTTAACAGCTTGGCGGATGCTAGTCGTTTCCTCGGCATGAACCACAGCTTTCTAAGCGGTAAAGTGAAGCAGGGCAAGAGCGTGGATGGCTACAAAGTGGTATTGGTTTAGAGGTGCAACATGAAAATGACTTTAAACATCGAGCCTAAACCACAAACAAGGCCACGATTTAGCAAATTTGGAACTTATGAAGACCCGAAAATGAAGGCATGGCGACGTCAATGCTCGCAACTTATTGAGCAAGAATACGACGGGCAATTCTATGACGGTCCGATTTCAGTAGATGTCACCTTTTACATGAAAGCACCGCTGAGCGTATCAAAAAAGCCCACGCCAAAAGCTAGAGCTAAAACGTGGGATACATTCAAGAAATTCATGTCCGAAATGCTTTGGCATGCTAAAATTCCAGACGTTGATAATCTGGTCAAATCGCTCTTTGACAGTATTTCAAAAGCTGGTTACAACAAAGTTGATAAGAAGGGTATCGTGTGGACGGATGACAGTATTGTTTGTGAGTTAAGTGCTCGTAAGAAGTACAGTCCTAATCCACGCATTGAATTTGAAATCAAGGAGCTCGAATGAATAGCAGATATAAGGACAAGTTGGTTGGTGTATATGCACCGGGAAACTATGGACATACCAGCGTATTAGATCAGACACAAGAATTTTCGAGATGGTTTTGGAACAACCGCAAGGATATGAAGCTTATCAGCATCAAGCTAGGTATCGACGTTAAAAAGCTCAATCGCATTCTGACACTAGAACAGTTGCCGGATGAAGATTTGTTAAGGAAGATGGTCGAGTTATGCAATGGCTAAGGCAATTTATAGCAAAGAATCCGGCAAAGGTTTTCAGAGAAGGACCGGAACCGATAACTATGGGAATTAGAAATATGAAACGCAAAGTGAAATTTTTTGACAAACTATATGACACTGACACGCTTGACGAAGAAATTAACGCCTGGATAGAAGGCTACAACAAGGAACTGATAGATGTAAGACTAACCGCAGATTGGGAAGATGGCAACGACTACGTTAAATATACTGCCACAGTAATCTATGGGGACAGAACCGAGGGATGATATGAAATACAAAGTTATAGTTTACTACGACAATATGGAAGACAGTGAGCATATCTTCAACAACAAGAACGATGCGATTAATGAATTACACCGTTTGCGAGGTGTTAAATATCGCAATGCAAGAAAATACAAGGTTGAAATGGAGGAAATTGATGACTAGACAAGAAGCAATACAAACGCTATCGAAGGTAGGGAAGATTTCTGTATCGTACGCAGAAGACCTATATGACTCATTCTTCCCGAAACCAGTCGTTCCACAATATGTGGCAGATTGGTATGAGGAACATAAATATAATTTAAATAGTGAAATATACTATTTGATTAGGTATTGGGGAGATGAAGAAAGAAATTCAGATTTCTATAAATGGTTTGATGATACAAAAAACGAAGCAATCAAAACCCTCGTCAACATGCACCAGTTCGGGTATGAGGTCGAGAAAGAGCCTAGGTATACGGTTAAAATTAAAGGGATTAGCGGATACAGTAAATACCTCAATCGAGATACAAAAGCTCAAAAATGGCTTTTTGCATCGAAAACAGAACTTGAAAGATTTCGAGCACACCACACCCGCAAAGAGCTAGAATCAAACGGTTTCGACTGGGTGTTTGACTGCCCAGGCGTCGAAGTGAAAGAGGTGGACGATGGAAACGATTAAATTCGTCTTGATGGTCGTAGCTGTGCTTTACGCTTTGCGCACGCTGTCTGGAAAGGGAGGAAATAACGGATGAATAATCTTGAACTGTTACGGAGATCGAGGGGAATGACAAGAGCGGAGTTAGCCCAAAAAATTAAGGTTACAAAAATGACCATTCTTAATTGGGAACATGGCACCCACGAAATCAAAGGAAGTAACGCTAAGAAGTTAGCTGACTACTTCAACGTGTCAATCCCTTACTTACTTGGTTACGATACTGATAACACATTCTCAGATTTAATTACTAAAATCAACCACTGGGCGGACGAACGAAACCTTAAGCAAGCTGACCCTAAAATTCAGTGGATGCGGGTCACTGAAGAAGTTGGAGAAATTCGAGACGTACTCTTGAAACCGACGAAATTCACTGAACCACAAGCGGCACTGAAGGACGCAATCGGTGACACGTTGGTAACGATTATCGTTCTAGCACACCAGTTAGACCTAGATGTAACTGAATGTCTCGATATTGCGTATGAAGAAATTAAGAACAGAAAGGGAAAGATGATTAATGGCACATTCGTTAAGGAGGAAGATCTTTGAAAATGATTGTCTGGGCATTATTCGATAGTGGAAATGGATCATACACCAAAGGCGTCAAGAAGCTGGACAAAGATATTGAAATCTATCCAATAGGTATTGATATTGAAAATAAAAACCATCATTTTATCAATCTGAATTTAGCTGATTATAGCCGCTTGTTTGGAGATAACACCCTATTTGACACATTGGACAAATTGCCTAAACCTGATCTGATTATCGCTAGCCCACCGTGTGAAAGTTGGTCTAATGCTAGCGCTATGGATAGAGGAAATGCGTGTTGGAAACAAGAGCAAGGCGACTCTTTATTTCAGCCGCAAGAACCATTGTCGATATTTACTGTTCGTGATCATAAAGATTATGACAGATATCAATATTATCCAAATAAGCAGCTTATGAAACGCATCAATGGTGAATTATGTGTATTCAATACAGTTGAAATCATTAAACGATACAAGCCAAGATATTGGATCATAGAGAATCCAGCGTTTGGCAGAATCTGGGAATACATTGAGAGGGTGTTAGGTTTTGAAATACCTTTTGAAAATCATACAAGGTACAACAACTATGATGATTATCCAATTTCTAAACCAACTCGTTTTTCTGGGAACATTGAGCTTAATCTAAGGAATGAAAAAAAGTCAAATAGCATCAAATTTCAAGATTGGACGAAATCCTATAACGAGAGGTCAAACATCCCTCTGAGTTTGGCTTGCGAGATTTTTGAAAAAGTATATAAAGGGGTTATGAGTGAAACATAAAGATTTAACAATAGCTACAATCATACTACTAGTCTCACTAGCTATTAACATGCTGTCAGTCTACTACGTTTTAACAGTGCCACGCAGGGTGGAGACAGTAAGTATCCATAAAGTAGATAACGTGGGCGCAGAGATGCACGGCAAGGTGACTGGGAAAGAGAAGATTAATGATCTCTACACGATTGATTGTGGGGCTTACGGGAAGTTCCTTGTCAGCAAGGAACAGTATGACAGTGTGAATGTTGGGGATGATATCCCTAGCCATTTGAAGGAGAGAGGACAATGATTTCAAGATATAGAGCGTGGGATAAAAAGTTTAAAGAGATGGTGCAAGTTGACGCACTGGTTTTCGATGAACAAATTATCAAAGTAACTTACAAAAATGGGAATATTGCAAAAGAAGACTTAAAAAATTATGTACTCATGCAATTCACAGGCCTCAAAGATAAGAATGGCAAAGAAATCTTTGAGGGAGATATCTTAACGACTGGGAAACGGACGGGAGTTGTCAAAAATCATCGAACGCTTGGTTTTTACATGAACGACACAAGAGGGGATAATTGGTGGTTTGGGTCTGATGTTGATTTAGCAGAATTTGAAGATTTCACAAGAACTGTGGCAGAAAAAACCGAAATTTTAGGCAACATATACACTAATCCAGAACTGGCGGAGGTGGAGCAATGAATAAACGGCAGCGAAAGAAAGCAGTAATGAAAAACGTCTCAAAACTCTATGATGTGGTTTTTGAGCGAGACCGTTTCAGAAAAGATATGGCCATTGTTGGGGGTAGAGGCCCACAAGGCGAAAAGATATTGGCAACAATGCTTATCGCCAATGGCGAATATGAATATAGCGCTGGCGAACTTGGATATCACTAGAAGGATATGTAACTGGCTGCCGAGTGATAGAGAGGTGACACCCATGAGCGTGAAATACAAATATTCCGGGCTGACACCAGAGCTGTATCAGAGACTGGTCGATGAACATGCAGCATTAAGAAAAACACACAAAAAAGGCTCTTATAAGCAGTTCTTTCAAGATGTGAAACAGTGCAGTGAGTTACAAGCTCGCATCATTTATCAAGCGTTTAATAGTGCAGTGGTTGAACGTGCGAGAATCTCACCTCAAACAGTTGATAGACTGAAAGGCATCATTTCTGATGGGCTTTATAACGACCTACAAGCATATCTGTCACAACACTATACAAGAGGTAAAACCACGCGCCCAGTGTTGGAGAAAACCAACGCAGGGCTGCCAGAGGGACTGTTTAAACGGTTTCAAGAGGAAGTGGAAGGGCTACGCAAGGAACACCCTAGCGACCTAAACAAGTACATTAGAGACGTTAAAGGGTGCGACCAGAAAAATGCTAACAAAACCCAAAACGCCCTTAATGTGTGCTATGCGGAAAAAGCTGCACTAACGCCTTTGAAGGCTATTCAAATGGAAGGCGTGCTGTCAAGAGAGCTATTCAGTGAGATTGTTGATTTTGTTTCCAATAACTATGAATGGCCCGAAAGGCTAGATGGCGAGATTGATCGCATCATTCTCAAATATCGGACCAGGGGCAAAGTTGGACGTAATAAAATAACTGTAAGAAAAGCCTTATATAAAGCCTATGCGTTAGGCGTGTAGCTAGTGAGGGTTCGACTCCCTCGCTAGCTATTACCAGTCAATATATATTAGAAAAGAGGAGCCTTTTGATTTCTTTTCATTCAAATCAAGCAGAAGCGTGACTGGTCGTGGATGCTACCAAAATCCAGTAAATAAACAATTAGAAAAGAGGAATCCTTTTTTATTTCTTTTAGACCTAGCCTTGCATTACTGGTGGCACGGCTAAATATAACGCATGGGAGGTGATAGCTTAATCCTTCTTTATTCTTGTAAACAAAAAAGACCCAGACTAATGCCTAGGACCATTCAAACGCTAATAATAATATTATACCATAAAGGAATGTAATTTATGAGAACAGTGGAACGACTGCAAAAGATTAAGGCGTTAGACAGGTATATTGATAGCCAGATAGAACAAATTAAAAGGTTGGAATCTCAAGCTCTTAAGGTTACGGCTGGTGCTATGCAAACAGATATGGTGCAAGGTGGCAAACGTAAGGGCAAGGATGATATCTATGTGGAGCTTATGACAGCTCGTGAAGAAGTAGAACGATTCACTGCCGAGGCTATCAAACAGAAACTAGAGTTTCGCCGGCAGATAGCAAACGTGGGGGATATAGACGCTAGGTCCCTGCTACAAATGGTTTATATAGACCAGCTAGATATCTGGCAGATATGCGATCGCATGGGCTTTAGTAAGGCTACCTACTATGTTAAGTTAAGACAAGCTGAGAAGTATTTGGATTAATCTACAGTGGTATATACCAATTCATACGGCACCATACTACCAACGTGGTAACATAGTATTATCGAATCAGAAGGACATAACAGTGTTCTTCTTTTACTTTATCTGAAAGGAGGTATGCCAATGCCGATGGTCAGACGATGTAAGGCAGAGGGGTGCCGTGCCTTAGCAGAGAGACCAGCACACTACTGCACTACACACAAGGACATGGAAGCAGCGTACACACAAGAGAGGCAGAGATACTCACGGACTAGATACAACACACGAGTAAGGAACCGAGACGATGAGAGTAAGGAACGGTATGCGTTCTATCGTTCAAAGATTTGGTCTTCTATTCGCAAGATAGCTTTGGAACGTGACAACTACCTGTGTCAGTACTGTCTAGCGTTGGGTGTGACCACACCAGACGCACGCATAGGCGACCACGTTACACCCGTTGAAATTGCTCCAGAACTTCGGACTGAAGTTTCAAACGTAGTAGCTACATGCAGGAGCTGTGATAACACCAAGAGGACTTTAGAGCAAGAAATCTATGGCACTGGTCAAAATAGAACAAAACAGAACACCGAGCTACGACTTTCCGTGGCATCGTGGGCAGATTTAATAGCCCGCAAAAAAGAGGATGTCGTTAAACCCCTCTAATAAAGCCCGTAGCACGATTTTTATAATAAGGGTGGTGTAATAACCCTCGAGGCGATTTAAAATTAACCCCCCGCCCCCTTCTCGTGCCAAGGAGAGCCGCCACAAGGTGTTTTCTTACACCGCACGCCAATTTTGAGGGTTTTTAAAGAGTGTCAAAATGAACTAGAAGGAGGTGAGGTGCACTTGGTTAAAAATCCATTTTATAAGCAAAATAAAGGGCGCTTACCAAGTGACCCACCAAACTACTTAGGGCAAGTAGCTAGGGAAGTTTGGCGCAAAGTCGTTCCGTTTTTAGAAGATACAGAAAAGGTCGAACGCATTGACACGTTCCTAGTGGAAACTTACTGTACTAACTACGAGATTTACAAAAAAGCCTATGAAGACGTGAAAGAGAACGGTATCCAAACCGAGATTAAGAAAGTTATTCAAGCACAAGGGAGCGGTGAAATCTTAGGTGAGCAGTCGATGGGATTTAAGAAAAACCCAGCCGTTGCGACGATGAAAGATGCCACTGAAACCCTTAATAAAATAGGTATCCAGCTAGGTCTGACACCTAAAGGAAGGGCAGAATTAGCTGAAATAGCTGGAAGTCAAGCGGACAATACGTCCATGAAGGATAAGATGGCGGCATTCTTTAAATAAAGGAGGTGGAACATGCAAGAGATTGATTTAACCAAGTCAAAAGATGTAATCGGTGCTTACAATAGCATTGATTTTTCTTATGAGCGAAAAACTTATACCGACTATGGCACGCAATATTGTTTTGATGTGCTAGATGGCAAGATTGTCGCTGGTTACAATATTCAATTAGCATGTTTTAGACACCTCCGAGACTTGCAACGACAAGGGGATGAGGATTTCCCTTATGTCTACTCGATTGAAGCGTTTAACCGTTTCTTGAAATTCTTGTCTTTAGTGCCAAACGTTGATGATCTAAGCCAAAAGCTAGAGCCTATGGATTGGCAGTATTTCATATTTGCCCAACTATTCGCATGGTTTGATTTGGACGATGTACCGAGGTTTTCAAATATCATTATCTCGATTGCCCGTTCGCAAGGTAAAACGATGATAGCTGGTATTTGCCTTAATTTTTCTTATCTAATTGAGATTATTGGGCAAAGTAACCAAGACTTCCTTGTTAGTTCGCTAAATTTCGACCAAACGATGAAGCTCTTTACATACGTTAAATCTATGATGGCTAGAATCATCGAGAATGAGCCTTTTAAGTCGCTAGCAGACGAAACGCAAGTCCAGTTATATTCACGGGAGATTAAGTCGCTCGTAGACGCTAACACTATCCATACCATTTCGTTTGAATCTGGTAAGTTTGACGGTAAGCACTTTAAATTAGCCGTTGCCGATGAGGTCGGTGAGCTTAGAACGGATGAAGGTATTTCTAAAATTACTTCCGGACAAGTTAACACCGAGGGCTCACGCTTTATTGAAATTTCAACATCTTACCAAACGCCCGATGTTCCATTCCATCAAGAGCAAAAAAAACTGATTGAGATTATGGAACGTGACTTTGACAGGTCTGGTGATGACCAGCTATGTCTAATCTGGTCGCAGGATAATCTGGAAGAAGTCTTCAAACCGGAAACATGGCCAAAGAGTAACCCACTACTTAACCACCCTAAACTAAAGGATGGACTGATGAAAGGGCTACTTTCTGAACGTGATAAGAAGCTACTCATGGGGAAACTTGCTGACTTCCAAGTAAAAAACATGAATTGTTGGTTGCTGGCAGATAGCAATAGTTTCCTTGATTTAACCGATATTGAAAATGCAGTCGTTGCTGAATTTGACATCAAAGGTAGGCGTGTCTATGTCGGACTGGATGCTTCAATGTTCAGCGATAATACGGCTATTGGTTTCGTCTATCCCTACGTTGCTGAAGATGGCAGCCAAAAATGGCATATCGAACAACATAGTTTTATCCCCTGGCAACAAGCTGGCTCGTTAGAAGCCAAAATGGAGCAAGATGGTGTCAATTATCGTGAGCTTGAGAAAAAAGGTTTTTGTACAATTACAAGCCATCCACAAGGGCTTATTAACCCAGAGGAAGTGTACCGTTGGTTTTGTGAGTATGTAGAGGACAACCAACTTGATGTGGTTTTCTTCGGCTACGATGCGATGGGAGTATCTAAGATTATCAAGGCCTTGGAATCTAACACGAGTTTTCCACTCATGCCGATTAGACAGCGTACAAGCGAACTGAAAGACCCGACAAAATTCCTTCAAACGCTCTTTATCGAGGGCAATATCACTCGACTTGATGATGAAATCATGCGAAAAGCCTTGATAAATGCGGTAATTAAAGAGGACAACATCGGTATTCAAGTCGATAAAATGAAATCAACCTATAAAATTGACGTGGTGGATGCTATTATTGATGGGTTTTATGATGGCATGTATGCGTTTGAAGATTACGCTATTACTAACAATCCAACGTGGAAGGTCGAACACATGAGTCAAGAGGCCGTTCTAAACTGGCTAAAAAACCCAGATAGTGGGCTATTAGAGGAGTATTAATACATGATTTTGAAGTTTTTTAAGGCGATTTGGGCTATTTTTGACATTTTGATGTTCATTTTAGCTGCAATTTCGCTTAATTTAACGACTTACAACCTCGGTTACGTGTGGTTTGGTGTCAGTATGACCATTACATTCGTATTAGCAGGTTTAATTAGTGAGCTAACCGCTAAAAAGAGCTAGAAAGGAGGTGATAATAATTGCCGATATTTAATTTAGCAACCGAAAGCCCACCGAGTAACCAAGGGGGCTTTTTTGATATCACTGATCCAGAGTTTTTAGCTACCTTGAATGGTAGTGAGTGGGTTTCAGCCGAAACTGCTCTTAAAAACTCGGACCTATTCTCTATTATCAGTCAGCTATCTAACGACCTTGCGACTGCTAAGCTAACAACTAGCCGAAAACAGTTACAAGGCATCGTGGATAACCCATCAAATAATGCTAACCGCTTTAACTTTTACCAGTCAATCTTTGCTCAAATGCTATTGGGTGGTGAAGCCTTTGCGTATCGATGGCGTAACGATAATGGGCGTGATATGAAGTGGGAGTATTTAAGACCATCCCAAGTCTCTTTCAACCGATTGGATAATCAAAACGGTCTCTATTACAACATCACATTCGATGACCCACGCATACCACCAAAACAACATGTTCCACAAAGCGACATCTTGCACTTCAGACTGCTATCTGTAGATGGTGGTTTGACAAGCGTAAGTCCGTTGATGGCTCTTGGTAGAGAACTGGATATTCAAAAGGCTAGTGATAAGCTAACGCTTAACTCCCTCAAAAATGCCCTAAATGCCAATGGTATTTTGAAGATTAAGGGCGGTGGTTTGCTCGATTTCAAAACTAAGGTCTCACGTTCACGACAAGCGATGAAGCAAATGCAAGGCGGTCCATTGGTACTGGATGATTTAGAGGACTTCACACCTCTTGAAATCAAATCCAACGTGGCCCAACTACTTAAGCAAGCTGACTGGACGACCGGACAATTTGCAAAAGTCTACGGTATCCCAGAGAACGTTGTCGGTGGACAAGGTGACCAACAATCATCACTAGAAATGAGTTCTAATGTGTACTCCAAGGCAGTCGCACGTTACTTAAGACCGTTTCTTAGTGAGTTGTCTCAAAAACTTTCGTGTGATGTTGATGCGGATATTTTTCCAGCGGTTGACCCGACTGGTGCTAACTATATCAGCCGTATCAATAGCATGGTCAAAAGCGGCACACTCGCACAAAATCAAGGTTTGTATATTTTGCAACAAGCTGAAATTTTGCCTAAAGAGTTGCCGAAGGGTGAAAACCCTAACCGAACCATATTGAAAGGAGGTGAGACAAATGGGCAAGATTGACATTAAAGGCGATATTGTAAGTGATGATGCTGGTGCATTCTACGAATACTTTGGCATGTCTAGTACCTATCCAAAACTGGTACAGGATGCCATTGCTAATGATGAAGACGAAGAAATCACGCTTAATATTGCTTCAAATGGTGGTGATGTGTTTGCAGCTAGCGAAATTTATACAATGCTTAAAGCGAGTGGCAAGCGTATTGTGGTTAACGTACAAGGGCTTGCGGCTAGTGCTGCGAGTGTCATTTCTATGGCAGGCGATACCGTGCGTATCAGTCCAACGGCACATATCATGATTCACAAGGCATCCACTGGCATTGTCGGTAATAGCGACGACCTAGAGCATCAATCAGCGGTGCTCAATAGTATTGATAAATCCATTGCATTAGCTTACGAGATGAAGACTGGTCTAAAACAACCAGAATTACTAGACCTCATGGCTAAAGAAACATGGCTTAATGCTAAAACTGCCGTTGATAAAGGCTTTGCGGATGAAATCATGTTCTTCGACAATGATGAAGAAGAAATCATGGTTACTAATGCCGTACATCAACTACCAAGCAAATCAGCAATCACTAAATTTAAGAATATGGTTGCTGCACCTAAAACCAATTCATTGCGTGAGCAAAAATTGGCGATTTTACTTGAAAAATGAAAGGAAGATGATTGATGAAAACATCAAACGAATTGCATGACCTTTGGGTTGCACAAGGCGACAAGGTCGAAAACTTGAATGAAAAACTTAACGTAGCTATGCTTGATGATTCGGTTACCGCTGAAGAATTGCAAGCCATCAAAAACGAACGTGACACTGCCAAAATGAAACGTGATATGTTCAAAGAACAATATACTGAAGCTCGTGCGAGCGAAGTGGCAAACATGTCAGAGGAAGAAAAACAACCTTTAACTGAAAACGAAGAAGAAGTTAAAGCTAACTTCGTTAAAGACTTTAAAAACCTTGTTCGTGGTCGTTACCAAAACTTGCTTGATTCTAAAACAGACGGGACTGGTGCTGATGCTGGTTTGACTATCCCACAAGATATTCGTACAGCTATCAATACATTGGTTCGTCAATACGATTCATTGCAAGAATACGTTAACGTTGAAAACGTAACTACGCTTACTGGTTCTCGCGTTTACGAAAAATGGGCTGAAATTACTGGCCTTTCTAAACTTGATGATGAAGCTGGACAAATCGGTGCCAATGACGATCCAAAACTTTCTCTTATCCGCTACGCTATCAAACGCTACGCTGGCATCTCAACAGTAACTAACAGTTTGCTTGCTGATTCTGCTGAAAATATCCTTGCTTGGTTGTCTGGTTGGATTGCAAAAAAAGTCGTTGTTACTCGTAACAAAGCTATCTTGGATGTTATCGCTACACTTCCAACTAAGCCAACATTGGCTAAATGGGATGACATCATTGACTTGGAAGCTAAAGTCGACCCAGCAATCAAACAAACTTCATTCTTCTTGACTAACACTTCAGGATTTACTGCCCTTAAGAAAGTTAAGAACGCTATGGGTGATTACCTCATGGAACGTGATGTAAAATCACCAACTGGCTACTCAATCGATGGTTTTGCAGTTAAAGAAGTTTCTGACCGTTGGCTTGCTAACGGTACTGGTGGAGTTATGCCATTGTACTTTGGTGACTTGAAACAAGCGGTAACATTGTTTGACCGTCAACACTTGTCATTGCTCTCTACTAACATCGGTGGTGGAGCATTTGAAACTGACACTACTAAAGTACGTGTTATTGACCGCTTCGATGTGGTTAAAACTGATGAAGAAGCGTTTGTGCCAGCGTCATTCAAGGCTATCGCTGACCAAAAAGCTAATCTTACTGTTGGGGCTTAATTAGGAGGTAAGTAATGAGTGTATCCAAGGAAACTATCATGCAGACCCTCAATCTGGATGAGACAGACGACACTGCACTCATTCCAGCTTACATTGAATCAGCTCAACAGTATATCATCAATGCAGTCGGTAGTGATTCAAAATTCTATGACCTTGATAGCGTAGAATCTTTATTTGACGCGGCTGTAATAGCCCTAACAAGCACTTATTTCACATACCGGGTTGCTTTAACCGACACGGTGACTTATCCGATTAACTTGACTTTAAATAGCATAATTGGGCAATTAAGGGGCTTATATGCAACGTATAGCGAGGAAAGAGGTGACTAATGGCTAAAGTTAGATATTTACCCTCAGACTTTCGCTTTAAGGCAGACTTTGGTACATACCAAAGCACCCCTAACAAGTTTACGGGTGTTAGCGTACCAAAATTCGTGAAACAGTTTACGCTGCACTATAAGCCACACACTCGCACGCTCAATCAAGAGTATTTGGCCCAACAGAATGGCGAAAGCGATACAAGAGTTATCGTTATTCGTCATAACGCTAAAGTAGTAGAAGGTCAAGTCGCTGTTCTAAATGGCACTCAGTATGACATTGTACGTGTTAGTCCAAACGAAAATTTTGGGCTTAACCGCTACGACTTTCTGACACTTAGAAAGCACAAGAAAGTTGGGTGATGGCTTATGGTAGGGCTTGACAAAGCACTAGAGGGCTGGCTTGAAACAGTAGCTAGCATTGGTGATTTAACACCAGCGGAACAAGCTAAAATCACAACCGCTGGCGCAAAAGTGTTTCAAAAGGAGTTGGAAGAAGTCACTCGTGAGAAACACTACTCAAATAAAAAACATTTGAAGTATGGGCACATGGCTGACGGTTTATCTGTCCAATCCACGAATGCGGACGGCAGAAAGAACGGTGTGGCAACCGTAGGCTGGAAAAACAACTACCACGCTCAAAATGCCAGACGATTAAATGATGGCACCAAGAAATACCGTGCGGATCATTTCGTTACCAATGTCCAAAACGATAGCGCTGTTCAAAGAAAGGTGCTATTGGCAGAAAAAGAGGAATATGAGAAACTCATTCGAAGAAAAGGAGGGAAGTGATTAAGTGTTAGCAACCGTAAAACTAAAAGAGCTAATTGACGGCAAAGAATTTGGTGAAATAAGCGAAGTTTATGCAAACAACTTGCCTAAAGAGCTCGAAGAAAACACCGATAAGACAATCGTTTTGCTCACTGAAAGCAATCCGTCTCTTGATTTAAGTGGGAATAATACCTTTTTCGGAAAAACAGATAGAGTGGAAGTCCAGATTTTTTACAAGGCTGACATCGATTTTGATATCGAAGCCTTTGAAATGGAGTTACTGAAATTCCTAAAATCTGAACACTACTCAATTACAGACATGAGAGAACATAGCATAGACCCCGATACGTTACAACTTACGGCGGTCTTTTTTGTTGCCCTCGATAAATTAATTTAACAAAGGAGAAATTACTATATGGCAATTGTAGGTTTGAAAATGGTTCGACTTGCTTTGGTTGACCCTAAAACCCAAAAACTACTTAAAGGTGCTGACGGCCTTTCAACAGACGGCGTGATTGAAGTTGATTCAGCTATGCTTGGTACTCGTACCGCTAATATTTCCAACTTGGAAGGTCAAGCAACTAAAATTCCTGGGAACAACTCAGTACAAGACGTAATGATTGCGCCTGGATCACCAACAGTGGCGTTTGACTTCAATAACCTTGACTTTGAAATCAAACAAAAAATGCTTGGTTTTAAACCGGATGGCAAGGGTGGTTACGTGATGGATGGCGAGAAACCTCATACAGCGGTATTGATTGAATCTGAAACGCTTGACCGCAAACACTCAGTATTCTTTGGTTTCGCTAACGGTATCATGCAAGAATCAACTCAAAACGTTGCTACGGATACTGATACTGCTCAAACTCGCCAAGACGACAACATGACATTTAACGCCTTGTCAGCGACTGCGTTCGGCGGTGAGCCTTACAAGAAATACTTCTCTGGAGCATCTACTTTTGATAAAGCTAACATGTTCAAAGAAGTATTTGGTGGATATGCACTTACAGGAGCAGGCGTAGTACCTGGATAATAATCTAAATAATTCGCAAGAGGTCGGGCTCATGGCCTGACCTCTATTTTTGTTAAAAGGAGTAAAGAGAAATGGAAATCAAAACTATTCAAATCCCAGAAATCAGTAAAAAAGCCTTCAAAGTCACTACAAGCAACCGCAACGTTTTGCGTATGCACGAGTATCAACTAGCAGTGCTTAAGCTCAGTGACACTATGGAAGATAGCGACACACAAGAGCAAGCACAAGCAAGTTACACTGTGCTCAAGGAAATGCTCAGCTTTATTCGTGCTATTCTCAACTTGGATGATGAAGCCTATGACAAATTGCTTGATTTGGATAATGTTCGCACACAAGAAATTTCTGAAAAGTTGGTAGGTTACATGTACGGATTGACAGACGAACAGCTTGAAAATGCCGCTGGTGAAACTGACCCAAAAGAGTAAAGTCTAAAGGCGAACAGATTTTTGATTTAGAAAATCGCATTGAAGATTTGAAAATCATTGCTAAAAAATCAATCCAAGGTTTTGGGTGGACACTAGATCAGTATTATGACACTGACTATTACGAGCTAATGAAAATCTTAAACGCAAAAGAGGAAGAAGATAGAATGGTTGACCCAACATCTTTACTCTAATTTTTTAAGGAAAGGAGGGAAAATATTACATGGCAAAAGTACAAGCTACCATGTCCACGGAAATTGCCTTAGACACGCTTCAAGCAGCTAACTCGATTAAGCGGTTAACTCAGTTAGTCAATAGTTCTACGAACGCATGGAAGGCACAAGAGAGCCAAATGCGTAGTGCTGGTGACTATCTAGGAGCAGCACAAGCTAAGTACGATGGTTTGGGTAACGCTATTCAAAACCAACAACATAAGATTGAGAAACTGAAACAAGAACAGTCTCAACTTAAAGGGAGTACCGTTGAAACTGCCGAACAGTACCTTAAGTACCAACAACAGATTGACCAAGCGACTACACGTTTGGCATCGTTGGAAAACCAACAACGACAAGCCAAAAATAGCCTAGATTATCATAGGTCTGGGCTTGCTGAATTGCAGAAAGAGTACAAAGCCCAAAACGAAGCTTCAGACACTTACATCAAGCGTTTAAAAGCTGAAGGCAAGGAAGATGAAGCTAGACAAGAGCAACTCAAGCAATACAAGGGTTCTATCACTAACTTAAACAAGCAGTATGAGACCCAAAAAGAAATGCTTGAGCGTGTCGCTAAACAGTCCGGAAGAACGAGCGATGAATACCGCAAGCAAAAACAACGTTTGGATGAAACGGCTACTAGCCTAGCGCACACCAGAAATGCTGCTGACAAGCTCAATGATGAGATTGAACAAAGTCAACGTTCTAGCACGTTCATTGGACGCTTAAAAGATAGCTTTAAACGCTTAGGGAGTGAAGTTAGCGAGACCGAAACGAAAACCTCACGCCTAAAAGGTATCTTTGGGGCTACGTTTGCGGCTAATTTGATTAGTAACGGTTTCCAAAACGCATTGGGAGCTATCAAGGGCAAGTTTGACGAAATCGCCCAATCCAGCGCTGAATACGTTAAATACCAACAAACCATGAATGCCACTTGGCTTACCTTAACTGGCAATGCTGAAGAAGGTAAGAAAATGGTCGATATGACCAACCAAATGGCGCAAGCAGCGGCTAACTCAACTGAAATGGTTGACGGCATGAATCAAAAATTCTATGCCGTAACTCACAACACCGAGTTAACCAAACAGCAAACGCAAGCTATCTTGACCTTGCAAGACGCATTCGGTCAGACCGATGCAGCCGTTGAGAATTTCGCTACTCAGTGGGCTCAAATGATTGCCAATGGTAAAGTCCAAGGGCAAGACATGATGTCTATCATCAATGTCTTCCCAGAAATGAAGAACCAGCTTAAAGAAGTAGCTGCGCAAGAATTGGGCATTGCAGACATGACCGCCGATAAATATGCTGAGCTGCAGAAAGACGGCAAAATCACCGCTGAGATGGCACAGAAAGCCTTGTTTGAGTTGCAAGACAAATACAAGGATGCCACGGCTAATTTCTCAACCACCATCGGTGGCCTTGAAAGAACTATCCAGTCTCGCATGCCGGCAGTAGTTGCAGCTTTCCGTGACCCAATCGACAAAATGAAAAACCCATTCTTACAACAGATTGGTAATTGGGTTGCTGACCCTAACACTGAAACTAAATTTAAAGATTTAGGGGAACACGTTTCCAAAGGCCTAGGCACTATCATGGACGCCTTTTCTAAAGTGTTTAATCTCGGTGATGGGACAGATAAACTTAATGGCTTAATGGACGGCCTCAATAAGTTTGTCGATAACCTTAGTAAGAGTATCGCTAACAACGCCCCTAAAATTGTAGCCTTTTTCAAAGAGGTTAAAGATAGTTTAGGTTCGGTGTTTAGCATTGGTAAAGACTTTGCTAGCGGTGTTTGGGAAACTGCCGTAGGCATGATTAAAGGTGTTGCCGAAGCGCTTAACCTAATGACTGGCAACGGCAAGAAAGCTAAATCACCAGTAACATCACTATCAAAGGCTTTAGGCGGTATTGCAGAACATAAAACGGCTATTAAAACAGTCGGTTCTTTGTTTGCTGCCTACTTTGTGGGTTCTAAAGTAGCTTCAGGAGTGATGAAAGTTGCGAAAGCTATTAACGTGATGAAAAATTCAACGATAGCTATGACTGTCGCCCAAAAAGCTATGGCTGCCGCTCAAAAAATTGCGACGGGGGTGCAAGTAGCATTGAACGCAGCAATGGCAGCAAATCCCATCGGGTTAATCGCTGTTGCGGTAGCAGCGGCTGTCGCTGCATTGGTATTGCTCTATAAACACAATAAGAAATTCAAGAAATTTGTTGATAGCATGTTTAGCGCTGCTAAAAAAGCCTTTGATAAGATTTTTAAAGTGACAAAAGAAATCTTTGGTAAGATCATTGATTTCTTTAAAAAGGACTGGAAACAGGTCCTTTTATTTATTGCCAATCCGATTGCTGGGGCTTTCGCTTTAATCTACAAGCATAATAAGAAATTCAAGAAATTCGTTGATGGTATCGTTAAGAACATCAAGGATGGTTTTTCTAATGCTGGTAAATGGCTTGGCAAGACATGGGATGGCATGAAGAAGACTTGGACTGGTGCGATGGACTCAATGACCAAAAGCACCAAGAAAGGTTTTGAACAAACTAAGAATTACTTCACTGGTGGTGAAAAAGGCATCAAAGCCTTCACCAACACTGCTAAGAAACTGCTTGTAATCTCTAATCCGGTAGTCGCTGGTTTCGAGTTGATGTATAAGCATAACAAGCCATTCAAGAAGTTTGTTGATGGAACCGTGGATCATGTCAAAGACATGGCTAAAGGCGTTGCAAAACACATGACTAGCCTTAAGAAAGATTGGGGCGAAAAGTGGGACAACGTCAAGAAATTCGCATCTAAAACATGGGAAGGTATTAAGGGGAATGCTACTGAAGCAATGACTGCCCTTGGTAAAGATATCGACAAACACCACAAAGGCATCAATAAGAATTGGTTTGATGGTTGGGAGAACTCTAAGAAATTCCTATCTAAAAAATGGGATGAAATCGGAGCGTTAACACAAGAAAAATTCGGTGTTAACATTACCAAACTGATTACCGATGCCTTAACCAACATTGCTAAATTCTTCAAAGATACGTGGGATAACGTCAAAAAAGGTTTTGGCGAAATGTGGGACGGCATGAAGAAACTTGCCGGTGATGGGATCAACGCTGTCATCGCACTGCCAAACGCTGGTATCGACGGTATCAACAAACTTATTTCTGATTTTGGCGGTAGCAAAGAAGCTATTTCTAAAATCCCGAAAGTTAAGTTTGCCGGTGGTACTGGTATGTTTAGCTCATATCGAAACCCAATCACCAAACCTACGTTAGCTACGCTTAATGACGGTTACGACAGTCCAGAGACTAACAACCAAGAAATGGTAATTCTACCTAATGGTAAGTCATTCTTACCACAAGGTCGAAACGTTGAATACCTCTTGCCAGCCGGTTCGGAAGTGATTAATGCTAGTGAATTGGCTATGCTCATGGGCGTTGAACGTGGAGCGTTTGCGAAAGGTACTGGTTTCTGGTCTAAAATCTGGGATACGGCTACTAACGTTGCTGGCTCAGTCTGGGATACCATGAAGAATGGTGTTGACAAATTCATGAAGATGGTTGAATTTGTGACCGACGTTGTTAAAGACCCAGTTGGATCATTGGCTAAGAAATTCAGTCCTAATGCTGATAAGTTAGCTGGTATGTTTAATCCGCTTGGTAATGCCCTTTACAAAAAACCAGTTGAAGAAGCTAAGAACTGGTGGAAAGAGCTTTGGTCTATGGCCAATGCCTCAATGGATGAAGGCACAGTGGCAATGGGTGCTAAAGGCGATGACTATCGCTTTAAGGACAAAGCTAAAGACGCTGGTGCTGACCCGTGGGGTTACTTCTATCGTGAGTGTGTATCATTCGTTGCCAGCCGTTTGGCAAACCTTGGTGTTAAACCTAGTCTATTTAGTCACCTCGGTAATGGTAACCAGTGGATATCTGCCAGCGTGCCACACTTAAGTAGACCTAAACCGGGTACGGTAGCCGTCTACACTGGTGGTCCAGTATCAAGTAACCACGTTGACTTTGTAACGGCAGTGCATGGCGACACTTACGATGGTGAAGAATACAACTACGGTGGGAACGGTCAGTATCACCAATACGCTGGCCGTCACATCTCTAACGCTGCTACCTTCCTTGATTTCGGGGTGCGTGATAGCGGTGGTGGTGGTGAAGACAATAGTAAACCACTTAAAGACCGAAACAACCCACTTCAAACGTTGATTAAACGTCAGGTTGGTGGCATGTTTGACTGGATTAAGAAAACCCTCGGTCCGTTGTTAAGTCCTGCTGGGGGCGGTGAAGATGGCCCTCAAGGTACAGGCGTTTCACGTTGGCGTGATTCGGTTGTTCGAGCGTTGAAAGCAAACGACATCGAACCGACTGATTTCCGTGTATCTAAGATTTTGGCAACCATCCAGCGTGAGTCTGGTGGTGATCCTAACGTCCAAAACAATTGGGATAGTAATGCTAGAGCTGGTACACCATCTATTGGTTTGATGCAGACCATTGGCCCAACATTTAACGCATACAAACACCCAGGACACAACAACATCCGTAATGGTTATGATAACTTGCTTGCTGCGATCAACTACATCAAGCATCGTTATGGTACATCGGATGCAGCCTTTAACCGTGTCGCCGCTTATGGCTACGCTAACGGTGGTCTAGTCCACAAGAATGGTGTTTATGAATTAGCTGAAGGCGACATGCCAGAGTATGTTATTCCAACAGACATCGCCAAACGTGGTAGAGCGTGGCAACTCCTTACTGAAGCAGTGGCACGTTTTGCCGGTGATGCCCCGCAAGGCAATCACGATAACACTTCAGACCGTGAGCGTGTTTCTGTACTCGAAGATAAATTGGATGTCATGATTGGTTTGCTAAGTCAATTAGTAACCAACGGTTCTAACCCAATCGAAGTTAGAAACATCATTGACGGAAGAAGTGTGTCAAACGGGTTAGCACCCTTCATGACAAAAGCAACAAACGATTATGAACGCAGACAAGCGTTGTTAGGAGGTAGCATTATTTGATAGGAATGTCAGTAACTTATGACGGTAAAAACTTAACCGAATTGTTCAATGAGGGGCAAGGGCGTACCGTTCCAGTGGATGTCACAAAAAACGTGGCGTCTAATTTTAACAATAACTATCAAGACCAAGGGCGTAGGCGTTATGGTCAGCAATTCCTATATAGCACCTTGTCCGTCAAGCAGATTCAAGTATCGTTTACCTTGGTCGGAAACTACGACTACTTTAATACCATCGCTGAAACATTGGGCGGTTATCTCAACGTAGACAAACCGAAACCATTGATTTTTGGTGATGAACCTAACAAGGTTTGGGAAGCTATCCCGTCTGGTCAAGCGTCGCTAGCAGTCGATAAGAACACCGCACCGATTACCGCAACAGTAACGGTCACATTCGATGTGCCGAAAAGTTACGGTGAGAACAAGGCACAAGCCCTAGTAAGTAGCGATGGTGAAACCAAGTACGGGAGCATTAAGAAAGTCTCTACTGGTCACTACAAGGCTACATTGAAAAACTTTGGTACGGCTGAAACCTATCCAGATATTAAGCTGAAATTTAACTCGGATAATGGTTGGGTTGGGATTGTGAAGTCTTCCAGCGAAAGCTACGAGATTGGCAATCCTAACGAGGCTGACACCCGTACAGTCAAACAATCTGAAATTCTGTTCGACTACGTTTCTAACAACTGGATTACCAACGGTTTTGCGGTTGGTGCGAAAAATCAAGGGCGTTTCAACGACAACTTGCAAAGTTTGAATGGAACGCTTGCGATTGATAACGCATGGGGTAGGCCGCACATTGCCTTAACTAACCGAGGTAGTGGCTCAACTTCCTTGCGTGGTAGCTCGATTACATGGGAAATTCCAGCGGATAGTAATCGAGAAAAAGGCTCGCTATATGAATATATGTGGTGGAGACAAATTTTCTGGCTAGGTGCATCTAATGAGTGCGGATATATCAAGATATCTGTCACGGATGCAAGCGGAACATTTCTCTATGGCGTGGAAACCCTTAAGCATGTCAACGGTCTAGGGTGCGAGTATCGTTTCCTTGCCAGTGATGGCAACGGAAGTTATCGAACGTTAGACAGAAAATCATTCTGGGGTACGCATGTCATGACGCAAAACCCATTCAACGAACCACAGGGGTGGGCTGACATGCAACGCTTTGATGATGAAATACAGTTTTATTACCAAGGTGGCTATCCTAAGTTTAAGATTCCAGAGATTAAAGGAAAGAAATCGGCAAAAATTAGTGTCGGTTTCTTCGGTATCGGTGATGCACCGCTTGTAACTCACATGTATCTGGATAGCTTCGTTTATCGTAAGGACTACGTTAACAAGGAAGAAGATATCCCTAATCGTTTTCGTAAGGGTTCTATCCTTGAAATTGACATGGCTAAAGGAAAAACCTTGGTTGATAATTTGCCAGCGTCTAATGAGTTAACTTACTTATCCGAGCCATTCAGCATTGGTACGGGTGATACAGAAATCGATATTTACACATCGAGTTGGACAAAGACTGACCCGACTATTGAAGTAACATGGAAGGAGCGTTTCATTTAATGCAAATTTGGATTCATGACAAGAACATGCGTAAGGTTTGTGCGTTGAATAACAACGTTCCTGGCATGTTGCCTTATTCAAACAGTCAGTGGCATCCGTACCTTGAATACTCAACCAGTACATTCGATTTCACAATCCCTAAGATTGTCAACGGCAAACTGCACGAGGATGTTAAATACATCAACGATGATATGTTTGTTTCGTTCTACTACGATAACACTTACCATGTTTTCTATGTGTCGCAGTTAGTTGAGAATGATACGACATTCCAAGTGACATGTAATAACACTAACTTGGAATTGGCACAAGAGCAGTCAGTAGCTCTTAAAAGTAGTGGGGCACAAAATATTGCATGGTACTTAGAACACCTTGAAATTCTAGGGTTCACCAACCTTGAAATCGGTGTTAATGAGATTTCCGATAAAACAAGGAAACTTGAATTTGAACCACAAGAAACGAAACTTGCACAATTGCACAGTCTTATGTCTAAATTCGATGCTGAATTTGCATTTCGTACCGAACTGAATAGAGACGGTACAGTCAAGCATTTTATTATTGATATTTTCCAACAACCGGATGACAACCATCATGGAATTGGTAAAAATCGTGGTGATGTGGTGCTACACTACCAAAACGAACTCAAAGGCGTACAAGTCACGAGTGATAAGACACAGTTATTTAACGCTGGTGTCTTCACTGGTGCGGATGGTGTTAACCTTGAGAGCGTGGAGTTTGAGGAAAAGAACGAGTTAGGACAAGTAGAGTTTTACTCTAGGCGTGGCAGTAGTTATGTATTTGCCCCACTTTCACGAGAACGCTACCCATCAACCATGAATCCAGATAATGCTGATAACTGGACACGCAAGGACTTTCAAACTGAGTACAAGGATGTCAATTCCCTAAAAGGCTACGCATTGCGTACCATTAAGCAATATGCCTATCCATTATTGACTTACACCGTCGATGTTCAGTCCGGTTTTATGGACAATTACAAGGATGTAAACCTTGGCGATACTGTTAAGATTATTAATAATAATTTCAGAGGTGGGTTAGCCCTTGAGGCTCGTGTATCTGAAATGGTAATCAGTTTTGATATGCCGTTGAACAATTCGGTTGTGTTTACCAATTTTAGAAAATTGGACAATAAACCGTCTGGCAGTTTGCAACAACGCATTGATGAGATCGTTTCTAAATCTCTACCATACCGTGTCGAGATCACGACAACGAATGGTACAGCGTTTAAGAATGGTGTTGGTCGCTCGACTGTTCAACCAGTCTTGAAACAAGGCAATAGAGTGGTTAACGCTACATGGCGTTTCGTGATTGATGGCGCTATTAAATACGTTGGTATGACATACGACATGGTAGCGTCAGAAATCACACAGCCGACCGCCTTAACAGTTTCGGCGTGGGTAGATAACAAAGAAGTAGCTTCAGAAGAAGTTACTTTTTTAAATGTCTCGGATGGTAGAAACGGAGTTAAGGGAGATAAAGGCGACCCAGGACCAGCAGGCCCAAAAGGTGACAGAGGATTGCAGGGCGAACGTGGTTTACAAGGTTTGCAAGGGCCAAAAGGTGACCAAGGTATACCCGGCATTAAAGGTGCTGACGGTAAAACACAGTACACCCACATCGCATACGCTGACACGGTGTCTGGTAGTGGTTTCAGCCAAACCGATACAGACAAGGCTTTCATCGGTATGTACCAAGATTTCAGCACTACGGATAGTCGGAATTCACAAGACTATCGCTGGTCCAAGTGGAAGGGTAGCGATGGGCGTGATGGTATACCGGGTAAAGCAGGAGCAGACGGACGAACACCTTACGTCCATTTTGCTTATGCCGATAGTGCCGATGGTCGCACTGGTTTCAGTTTTACGCAAGACGGCACTAAGCGATATCTAGGGATATGTACTGACTTTGACAAAGCAAATAGCACTAATCCAGTTGATTATTCATGGAATGACACTGCTGGCAGTGTCTCGGTGGGTGGTCGCAACCTTTTAAAAGGTTCGAAAGGACCTTTTAAGCCGGACAGAAAACCAACGAATTTTGATAATAATGTTTTGTACAAAACCGAAACTTCTGTTTACTTAGAGCAAAACCAAAAGTATCTTGTCAGTGCGAAATCGGACGGTAATTTTACTGCTCTACACAATGCAAATGTCGAGAGTGACAATGTGACACTTTGGTTGATTGATGATAAATACCAAAATTATCAGATTGTATCTGATTTAAAAACAGGAACTATAGGAACGCCGATTACTTGGGTTAAACCAACAGGGAACTATCATCTACGTGTCAACACATATCACAAAACGGCTAGCAAATCTGTTTGGGAAGTAAAAATCGAAAAAGGAACAGTCAAAACGGACTGGACCCCTGCAATTGAAGATGTACAAGATGACATTGATTCTAAGGCTGACAGTGCATTGACACAAGACCAGATTAACAAATTGAATGAACTTAACTCAATCGCACAAGCTGAATTGAAAGCCAAGGCTAGTTTGTCAGTGGTCAATCAGTGGGTGAAGGCTTATCAAGATTTCTTGTCGACAAACCAAGAGAACAAGAATAAGACCGAAAAAGCATTAGTTGAAGCAAGCCAGCGTATTGTGAAACTGCAAAACGATTTAGGCGAAACATCTCAACGTTGGAACTTCCTTGACAATTACATGCGAGCATCCAACGAGGGCTTGATTATCGGTAAAAACGACGGTTCTAACTCGGTTATGGTTTCAGACAATCGAATCTCTATGTTCAGTTCGGGTACTGAAGTCATGTACATCGATAAAGGTGTCATTCACATACAAAACGGTATCTTCTCGAAATCCATTCAAATTGGGTATTATCGTGAAGAACAAGACTTAATTAATCCAAACCGAAACGTAATTAAATGGGTAGGAGGTAATTATTAATGACTGGTGCGTATATACAGATTCGTGGCTATGAAGTTAGCACGAATATCGAAAACAACACCTCTCAAGTGCGTTTTCAAATGTTTCTGAATAATGGGGGCCAAAAATTTTCCAACATTCCTTGTACGGGATTCATTGAATATGATGGCGGAAAACGCTTGACCTACTCTGGCACGATAGACATGCAGACGCCAAATCAGACGAAAGCACTGATTGACCAAGAGGTTACCATCGCTCACGACGGAGACGGAACACGTACAGTAGGATACCGTGGGGAGTTCCATAGTACTGGTGGGAATACCCCAATTAACACAAGTATTTCAGGAAGAAACTTTGCTCTAACTACCATCTCCCGTGCTAGCTATGGTTCGGATGTGACGGCTGAAATTGCTAAACCAGTGACTATCAATATTACCAAGCGTGAAGCGTGGATGAGACACTCCATCTGGGTGACTATTGGGAGTTATGACCAAAAAATAGCCGGTGATGATGTGGATTCTAGTTTTACATGGATACCACCCGTTGAAATTGCTAACCAGTTTCCAAATTCTGCTAGTGGTACAGGCACGATTACTTATGTGACTTACAGTAACGGTGTCGAAGTCGGTAAGGATGTTCGACGAATTACAATCAGTGTTCCAACCAATCTTTTTAAACCGGGTTTCACTGGTTTTAATCTGTCCGACACTAATCCAGTAACACAAAATCTCATCCCAAGTCCCACGCATTTCGTTAGTACGTTATCTCGTATCAAAGTAGCTTTTGACGGTGCAAGAGGTGCAGCGGGAGCGTCCATCACTGGTTATTATGCAGAAATCATTAGCGGGAATACTTCGGCACAAACGAACGGCGGTATCTTAACTGTACCGACAACAATGACCGACAAACAAATGACGGTTAGGGCTAAAGTACAAGATAGCCGTGGTTTATGGTCGGATTGGCGAGAGCAAACCATAACAGTGTTAGCGTATTTTAACCCAACACTACGTTTTGAAGCTAAACGAACGGGCGAGAAATTAGACACGATCACGATTAAACGATTCTTAAAAGTGGCAGCCTTATCAGTCAATGGAACGCAAAAAAACACAACCAAGCTGACCTTTAAAACAAGAAAGGTCGGTACGGATACTTACACGACTGATAGCACGAACGAATGGCAGAATATTTCTGAATTAAACGGCTCGGACGCAAATCTTAATGGTAAATATCCAGCTGATACCTCATGGGAAGTGTTAGGGCGTGTTGAAGATAAATTCTCATACACAGAATTTGTTATCACAGTATCGACCGATGCAGTAGTTATGAGCTACGAACGTGACGGTGTCGGTATTGGTAAATATCGTGAAATGGGAGCGTTGGACGTTAACGGCTTGATTTATTCAGACCGTAAGCAAATACAGCACCACAAACTAACCGAACCGAACGGTGCAGCGATTGATAACAAGGTAGCTAACCTAAACGATTACAAAACCACTGGTTTTTATTCGATTTTAGGCAACTACCGAAACCATCCCGCATCGGGTGAGGGTGCTTATTTGGAAGTCGTGGAAAGTTTATCTGGATACCATCAAACGCTAACGACTATTTCTGGTCGGATGTTTAAACGGACGGTAACAACTAACTCTAACGGTTCATGGATCGAATACACACCGAAACCGGAGAAACAAGAACCAGCGATGGTTAAACAAGAGATTGATATTGGTTGGGATGTGAAACTGTCGCTTGCCCGGAAAGGCTCGATAGTGACCGCTTCGATAAATAGAAGTGTCTATAAGGCCGGTGTCTACGAGAATGGTAAGATGGAAACTAATTCTATTCCAAGTGGTTTCAGACCGGCTATTCCCGTGCATCTTGTAGCTAACAAAAATGTAAGCACAAAGCATAGCGATGTTGCCGTCTGGACATTTTCTCCTAGTGGTGAAATCTTCTTAACCAACCAATCACAAGAGCCAGCGGTCTATACTGGCACAGTCACATATCTAACAGAGGATAATTAAGAAAGGAAAAATAATATCATGTCACTTAAAATTACAAAACAACGTACAATTAATGCAGAATTTAACGTCGTAGAAGAAGGGACTACAGTTCTGGTTAAACAGACATACATCAGCATTGACGAGAATGCGGTATCTAGTGTTCAAGAGAATCTTGTTAACGCTGAACTCTATGCTAAATACCGTCAAGAGATGCGTACAGACGAACGTGCCCTACGTGACTTGCGTTATAAGGTGGAGGATGAAATCTTGGCTGATACTACACAGGCTTGATGCGTTTAAAAATGGGGGGGTTATAAATAAAAGAGGTACAATACATTGAATATTTCTGATTTGATTGACCACCTTGCCCCTACTATCGGAGTCATAGCAACGGGCTGGTTTGGTATGAAAGCTAGCAAGTCAGCCAATTTAAGCAAATCACAATTCGGAGATTTGAAAGGCGAGTTGAACAATATCCACGAATCAGTTGAAACTATTCAACAAGTCGGTGAATCAAATGGTCAAAAGATCAACGAATTAAATGACAAACTAGCAGTGCATGATGAAGCTCACCTTGTTACTATGTATCTACGCCTTGAGCGTGATATTAACAAGGAATTAGAGCGTGGGTATACCACCGTTCATAATTCGGATGTGATTCACAAAATGCACTCTAGTTACAAGAAACTAGGTGGCAACGGGTACATTGACGCCCTATATAAGAAGTACATTAATTTAGAAGTGAGGAATTAAACATGAAAATTAACTGGTCTATTCGTTTTAAGAACCGTACATTCGTAACACGCTTTGCACTCGCTTTGGTGTTGCCGGTTTTGGCTTACTTTGGTATCAAGTTTGAAGATATCACAAGCTGGGGAGCATTGTTTGGACTGCTTGGCAGATTCTTGTCAAATCCATACTTGGTAGGTTTGACAGTGGTAAACGCCTTGAATATGTTCCCAGACCCAACAACAAAAGGTCTTAGCGATAGCGAACGAGCACTATCATACACTAAACCTTATGAGGACTAGCTATGGCTAAACTCATGACCTCTATCAACCAAATTGTAGTATGCCACAGATAATAATAATATTTTATTAAAATAAGAAAGGAGACCTATGACATCAAAAACACAGTTATTAAACACGCTTGAAAGCTTAGTCAATCAACGTGTAACCGTGCCTACTAACCCGTATGGTGGTCAGTGTGTGGCTTTGATTGACAATGTGCTACAGTATCAAGGGTTGTTTAATCTTAATTTCAGCTACTTAAACGCTATTGATGCGTTAAGCCGTGCTGAAAGTCTAGGGCTTAAAGTCACTTACTTTAACGGTGCTAACAATCCACCTATTGGGAGTATATGGGTGACAAACTGCTTGCCATATCACCAATTCGGACACATTGGCTTTGTGGTTGCAGAAAACCCAGACGGCACTGTTACCACAGTTGAACAGAATATCGACGGTAACGCTGACTGTCTCTACAATGGTGGTTGGACTCGCAAAGTAACCCGCAACCTCGATAGTGCTGGTAATTTCAGCTATATTGATTGGAGTGCACCGTCTCAGCAAATGGTTGGATGGTTTGAATTGCCATTCGACGGTATGACCGAGAATAATTATTTTATCGATGTGTCAGCTTACCAGCCGGGCGACTTGACTAGTATCTGTAGTGCTAGTGGCACGAACAATACAGTCATCAAGGTGACCGAAGGTGTGGGCTGGGTTAGTCCAGTGGCTACTCAGCAAACGAACACAAGTAATTGTATTGGTTACTACCACTTTGCCCGATTCGGTGGAGATGTCGCAACGGCACAAGCTGAAGCGAATTACTTTATCAGCAATCTGCCGTCACACCCACGCTATCTAGTGTGTGACTATGAGGACGGGGCTAGTGGTGATAAGCAAGCGAACACTAATGCAGTATTAGCATTTATGGATATCTGTAAGGCGAATGGTTTTGAGCCTATCTATTACAGTTACAAGCCTTATACATTGGCTAACGTGTATGTAGATCAAATCACTGCACGCTATCCTAATAGCTTATGGATTGCAGCGTACCCAGACTATGAGGTTCGTCCAGAACCATACTGGGGCGTGTATCCAAACATGGAACACACACGCTGGTGGCAGTTTACATCAACCGGCTTAGCTGGTGGATTGGATAAGAATGTTGTTATCATCAATGACGGTGATAGCCTAGTAAATAAGAAAGAGGAAGAAGATATTATGAATTTTGTAGTACGTAGTGACAGTGGAAATCAAGGATGGGTAGCAGTCGTTAACGGTAGTGTGTTTGGTATCGGTTCAATGGGTACAGTAGACGCCCTCGAAGCGACTGGAGCTAAACGTTTGCAGTTGGATGATGCAGACTTTGAGCGTTTCCTTGTAAGTCAAGCGAACGATGCTGAAGCAGTATCTAAGGCAATCGGTGAAGCTAGTGCCTCAGTCGTTAAAGCGATTGAAGAACGAGCGGCGGCAACACAAGGCCAAACTGGTAAATAATTAGACCACGAAAACTAAAAAAACGAAAAGGAGTATATCACCTCCCGACAGACCACAGTTCGGACATCATGGTGGTAGTGGTCGAAGCCCTGGCATTTGCTGGGGCTTTTTTGCGTTTATTTAATATGGATTGTGGTATAATATAGATATCCATTGGCACTTGTCTTTCCTATTTATGCTTTTAAGCCCTAACTCGTCCATTGCTTGCTGGGCAGTGATATGGAAGATAGCAAAGAGCTACGAGAAACTCGTGGCTCTTATTTTTTTGTCCACATTTCTGTCCACCTTTTTCAAAAATCTACGAAAATAAATAAAAATAAAAACTATAAAAACCTTGTTAAATTAAGTCTTTATAGCTTTTATTTGTTTCTATATTTTATATCTTTTCGTTGGCAGGGGACATTTTTAAGCCTTTAAGCATGCGGTTTTAAAGCTATTTTGCCCCAATTTGTTTTATCTTTTCGTCGTTACGAGACTTTTGCTCTTGTAATTGGTGGGCGTAGACTTCCAGTGTGATGTTTAGATTTTCGTGCCCTAAAACTTGAGATACAGAAATCAAATCGATATCGTGGGCAATTAAGTAACTAGTATAAGTATGACTTAAGGAGTGGACACGTACCTCACGCCCTACGATTTTCCGTAGGGTTTTATTTATGCCATTATTTGATAAGGAGGTAGTAGCCTGCCATCCTTGGTTGGTGGTAAGTGGTCAACGAATTTTATAAAATCATCATTAAGCGGTAGTTCTCTAATACTGCTTTTTGTTTTTGTAGGCATGAAACCAGAATCATTTTTATAGTCCCATGTTTTATTGATGGACACCATGCCTGCATCGTGATCAACATCATCCACCGTCAAACCTAAACATTCGGCGAAACGTATGCCAGTTTTACCTATAAGCTAAACAGTATGTAGCTGACAAAGATTTTAGTCCAGAGGCAAACAAGGAGCTTCGAGACTACAACTTTTCTATGTCTGTTGGTCGTCAAGAGCTTCTTATCCAAGAGTTAGAACTCGAACTATTGGTTTTATCTGAAGGCGAACGTCAATTAACTAACGATTATCTGATGAATGGCTATAAGAGCGAAATTGTAAGAGGAAGCCTGCTTGATCAGACGGTGCCTAACAAGAAAACACTTGAAAGGTACATGACGACGGCTGTTAACGCTAATTTCGAAGGCGCTAAATGGTCGGAGCGTATCTGGGGTAGAAATGCTCAGCTACGGCAACTTGTTAGAACTGAGGTAACGAGGGCTTTAATTCGTGGAAATAACGGCTTAACGATTGCGAGACGCATTAGAAAACACATGGATGTGCTCCGTACTAATGCAGAGCGTTTAGGTATCACGGAACATGCTAGAGTTCAAACTTTGGCGCAGAAAGATATTATGAAAGAAAACGGTTTTGAGTATTTCAAACTCATGCCAGATTCAAGAGCTTGCGATTATTGTAAACAGGTTGGCCGTGATACCGAGAAGGAACCTGTTCCAATTGACAAGATTGATAGCGGACTAAATGCCCCGCCTATGCCCCCATATTGTCATTGTGCAGTTGCTGAAGTGTATTTGGACAAAGAGAAATTGCATAAAATTAATGAAAATGGTATTGTACAAGTGGATGAAGTAATCAATGGAACTCCGCACCCTGTCGGGGAGGCGAGAAAGGTGATTCAACACAATGCTTAGAACGGTGATATTCTTGGGTGTTCTTTCTATAACTATGATGGTATGAGGTATAAGGATATTCACTTCACGAATCACAGATAACCAGATAAACATTCATTTTGAAAAAACAGGGAATACGCTCACGATATTGAGTACCACGAACCTAGTAAATCAAAAGCCAAGAAGAGAACAACCAGGAAGTTAACTGATGAAGAGAGGAGTGAGAATGGCGATGTCTTATAGTCAAAACCTAAAGGAATTAAAACAACTTTGCGAATATCTTTGGGATGCAGATTTTGAAGTTGATGGTAAAACTGTTAGCATTCTTCCTGAATCAGAAAATAACATAGTTGTTGTTTACGATGGCAAGGAGATAATCGTAAAGTCGTTTGATGAGCTCATAGAACTGAAACTGGACGGCGTTACACTGCCAAAATTGATGGAAAACGTCGAAGTAAGGTATGCTTAATAAATAATTGAAGTCGTAGCAATACGGCTTTTTCTTATGCGCTGATAGCCGTGCTAGCTAAAGGGCTTTGGGGTTCGATACCTCGTCAGCGCATAGGGCTAATTTAAGCCCTAAATAAACAATACTAGCGTGGCTTGTAACGTAGTATTTCAGATGAGACTAGAAGGGGATAGCTACCTCATTCGTGGCTCTGACGGTGTACAACTAGGGGACTAGGTGGGAGGAAATTATGGAACAAGATAACAATATCGAAATGACAAAGGAGCAATTGGCGAATTCTATTCAGATGGTCATTTGACTTTGGTGCCAAATGGTTCATTGGGTTCTACCGTTTTCGGTACAACTCCAGAAGAGTCAGATTTGCAATCTGGCAATACTCCAGAAGCAGAAGTTGAAGTTGTTGATCAAGGTTTCGCAATTACAACTACTAAAACAATCGACTAGGTTAACAACCAAACCAAGGTATCAATGATTCTTTCCTTTTTTGATGCTCTCTATTTCGTAACGATTAATCAATTTAAGTATGTACCTATGTTTGTAAACGATTATTCCAAATTTATTTGAAAGTTCGTCTAATTTT